TTCGTTTAATTCGTTTCCGTGTAAAGGATTGTTTGAAGTATCAGTGTAAAAAGTAGGATTACCAAATGTGTCAGTAAGTTCTCTTTGACTTGATATTAAAAATACTTTACCAGCATTGGCTTTAGTTGTTCCTAATGCTGTTCCTGTGCCTGAACCATTTGGTTTAGACTCTGCTGTTGCTACCACAATTAACGGGACGGTAGCACCCGCGGCAGGTGTATAGAACGATTCGTCTATTACCTTAACCTCAATACCTGGTGATGAAAGTGCCATGTTATAACTCCTTTATTTCAATTCATATGTATTTATGATATATGCATAAAAAAGGCATTAATAATAGTTAAGAAAAGGGGTCGAAAAGGGGTTACTAAATACACTATATGAGCAGACCACTATGCAAACAATGCCGTAAACGCCCTGTTGCTATAAACTATTATAAAGGTAAGCAGGTATATTACAGAAGCAAATGCGAAAGGTGTACAACAGGAACAACACCAGGAATTCCGTATTGGTATCAATCAGGATACAGAATGAAGGATCAATGTGATAAGTGCGGGTTTACCAGTAAACACACAGAGCAGTTTAATGTCTATCATGTCGACGGTAAATTAACAAATGTTAGGCTTAGTAATTTAAAAACTATTTGTGCTAATTGTCAAAGATTGTTACAAAAAGAAGGTACTATTTGGCGTCAGGGAGACCTAACACCTGACTTCTAACTTTAGCCTGTAATTCATCTAAAGTTCCGTCATTTTCAATAACATCGTCAACTTTTTGTCCGACCCACGCATATTCACTAATGTGAACATCAGGATGTTGTTCTTTCATCTTGTCTGTCAACACCATGTTTTTTACGTGTTTTGCTTCTTCGTTGTGATCGTTTTGTCTTATAGCATCTTCAAACCATGCAGGTTCGGGGCCGCGTTTTATTCTATAAACCTTACCACGTAAACGCTTGATCATTTTAATTTCATTAGGAAAACGCACATCGCTGATAACAGCATCCTGCTTCATTTGTAGCAGTTTGCTTTCTAAACTAGCAATCCATATGTCGTCGTGAAAGCCTTTGCGTAGTACATCTGTACCCCAGTATTGCAATACCCAACGAGGAGTAAGTTTAGGCATACCTAATTTTTCTGCCCACCATTCATCCACTTCTTCACGCCAAGCACGTGACTCTTCCGTGTTACCTTCTAGTGCTTCTCTATCCCAACCAAAAACTGCCGAAACAGCATCCTTTAGAGTAGTTGCAAAACTAACACGCTTGAATCCGCCTTCGCTAACAAGGATGTCAGCACAGGTATCTTTGCCAGAGCCTATAAGGCCCACGAAACCAATAATCATAGTAAGTTTATATATCCCATGTAAAAGTTTATTATATGCTAATAGAATATAGAAGTCAAGTGTTTTTTAGCCAATTACAAATGATAATGGTTTTGAACCATCAACATAATTGGATAAATCTTGTTCTAGTTTCTCCATTTCGGCCATTGCGTCTGCTTTGAGTGAATCGCCATTTAGTGATGTGCCACCTTGAGGTGAACTGATAGTAGCAAATTTACCACGTGCTTCTCCTAGCATGTATTTGCTGACTGCTAGAGTATAATCTTTAAGCCATTGTCCGGCATACGGATCTGCAAGTAAATTAAAATCAGGTCGTTGATTGTAGCATTGTAAAAGAACTGGTTCGCTTCCTCTTGGTCTTTGAAAAATTGTTAGTTTATGAGTCACTGGATCAAATTTAAAATTAATAAAAGACCCAAACATTTTACCTACTAGTTCTTGATATCCAGCAAATGCAAAGTATGTTGCCAAGCCGCCCATTTGTGTCGAACTTAAAAGATAGGTATTTGTGTAGGCTAAGTTAAATGGTTCAAAAATTGTTCCACCTTGACCTCCACCTGTACGCGAACCTATTGAACGTCTAAAAACTTCTCTCACTTCCATTATTTCGTTTGGAAGAATATAGTCATTAGTGTCCTCTTGTAGTTCAAGTGTTGCATAGGATTCTTCAACTGCATTTTCAGCACGTTGTCTGTATTTGCCAAGTGCTTTCTCTAACGCTACTTCGTAGTGGTTGGGATCAAGTTCAACATCGATCATTCCGTCGCCTAGCATAGTGCGAACGTAGTTGAATAGGTTTTGTTTTGCTGTATCTAATTGTGTGCTCATGTTAGTATTTATGTTGTGTCTTTCCAATAAATACAATTACTATGCCAAGATTAAGTTTATACAAACCAGAGAAATCCGCCGATTATCGCTTTATTGACAGGAATGTTAATGAAGCATTTCAGATTGGTGGAACGGACATTTTTATTCACAAATATTTAGGTCCTGTAGATCCAGGTGACAAAGCAACACCAAGTCAACCTAGAGGAACCAACGATATACCTGAAACAAAAATTCAGGATTTATTATTCTTGGAAAATCGTGATAGAAAATATTCTGATGATGTGTATGTTACTAGAGGAATTTATAACGTACAAGATATAGATTTTGATCTAAGTCAATTTGGTATGTTTTTACAAAACGACACGGTGTTTATAACGTTTCATTTAAACTCTAGTGTAGAAATGCTTGGTAGAAAACTAATGAGCGGAGATGTGTTAGAACTACCACACTTAAAAGACGAATACGCACTCAACGATTTTAGTATAGCACTTAAACGTTTTTACGTAATCGAAGATGTTAATAGAAGTGCAGAAGGTTTTTCACAAACTTGGTATCCACATCTTTTGAGATGCAAATGTAAACCACTGGTAGACAGCCAAGAATTTAAACAAATTTTAGATAAAGATGCAGGTGCAGGCGATGGAAGTTCGTTGCGTGATATTATGTCAACGTACGAAAAAGAAATGCAAATTAATAATGCAGTACTTGCACAAGCAGAAGAAGACGTACCATTAACAGGATATGATACCGACAAATACTTTGTTGTTCCGACAGATGAGGCCGGCGATGTTAGTACAAAAGCGGCTGGTGTATTAAACACAGCAGAGAAAAAATACTATGTTGGATATTTAACAAGTAATGCTATGCCACCAAACGGTGCTCCATATGGGTTCGGAGTTCAATTTCCATTGGGTGCATCAGACGGAGACTTTTATCTACGTACAGACTATTCACCAAATAGATTATTTAGATATGATGGTAATCGTTGGGTTAAAATTGACGACAATGTAAGAACCGTGCCACCAAGCAGTGATAATACCAAAAATCAAGTTGGTACATTTATTAATAATACTAATACCAACCAAATTAATGGTGAAACGGTTAAAGAGAAACAACCGTTAAGTAAAGCACTAACACCAAAAGCAGACAATCTATAAATTAATTAAACTAATTAAATGTATGTTAAATGCATTTGAAACTTTTTCTGTCCCCATTTTTATGACAAGTGTATCATGGAAAAACAAGGATATAGTCATTAAAGAAACATTAAAACAATTTAAAGATTCAAATCAAGTTGTTGGACTTGAGGGCGGAGAAGAGTACAACGAACTTAAAGAAATAATTTTAGGGTTTAAAAGTGAACTTTTTGAGTTATTAGGATTTGACGAAACCGAGTTGGAAATGTCACGATTGTGGGTTAACAGATTTTCCCCAGGAGAATTTATAAAACCTCACTGGCATCCAAATAGTTGGTTAAGTGGAGTTTATTATCCATACGGGAATAGTAGTAGTCCTATTACATTTTTATCTCCGTTACCTTGTCCAACAATAGCACCAAATGTACGCAAAACAAATTCATATAATAATGAACAAGCAAATTATAGTTTTTCAGGAGAAAGCATGATTATTTTTCCTAGTTATCTTAGACATTATACAACACCAGTTGATGGAGAAGATGATAGAATTAGCATAGCGTTCAATTTATGGCCTAAAGGCACGTTACAAAGCGATGCAATTAGCAAAGTTACACTTTAATATAGTAATAAATATAGTTAACAACTAGGATAATTTACATGCAACATTTTTATGATGGTCAAATAAGACGCTTTGTAACACAATTTATTAGAGCATTTTCTAACTTCAGTTACAAGGACGGTGCTGGTACTTTAAGAAAAGTGCCTGTTTCTTACGGGAATCTTACACGTCAAGTTGCTAGTATTATTAGAGATAATTCAGAAAACAAAATTGTTTCTGCTCCGAGAATTGCTTGTTACATTTCTGGTTTAGAATATGCACGTGATAGGGTACAAAATCCAACACACGTAAGCAAAATGAATATTAGAACTAGAGATGAAGACTCTGCAGGTGATCCTACTATAGATCAAGGGCCGGGTTATACGGTTGAAAGACACATGCCTGTTCCTTTTACTTTAAGAGTAAAAGCAGATATTTGGTCAACAAACACCGATCAAAAATTACAAATAATGGAACAGATACTAGTTCTGTTTAATCCAGCATTGGAAATCCAATCAACATCTAATTATATCGATTGGACCTCATTAAGTTTAATAGAATTATCAAGCGTAAATTTTTCTACAAGAAGTATTCCACAAGGTATTGAAACAGAGATCGACATCGGAGAAATGGAATTTCAAATGCCTATATGGATTACTCCTCCGGCAAAAGTTAGAAAACTTGGAGTTATTGAAAAAATTATTATGAACGTTTTTGACGAAAGTGGTTCAATTTCAGACGGTGTTATTGATGCTATTACACCAATGAGTACACAATCAGTTACTCCAGGTATGTATGATTTGTTAGTTTTTAACAATGTTGCAAAACTTATTAGAAATGCAGAAGGTGTAAGTGAGGACGAACCAGGATCGTTTGTTAGAACAGGAACTCCTGTTAGTTGGTATAAACTTTTAGATCAATATCCAGGTAAGTTTAGAGCAGGTGTTAGTTCTATTAGATTACAAAAGCCTAACGGAGACGAAATTGTTGCAACAGCAAGTGTCAATCCTACAGACGAAAATGAAATGGTATTAAATTTTGATGTAGATACTATTCCTGAAGATACTCGAATAAATGATAATTATAGATCGGCGTCAAGACTTGGCTCTGTTGATGCTATTATTGATCCAACAAAATTCAATCCTACGCCAATTACTCCTGCACAAGCAGGATTAAGATATCTAATATTAACCGATATTAATCCAAACGTAAAAGGTGATAGTTCTGATGCAAATGCTAATGCTTGGCAACATGCAGATGGCACAATTTTTAGAGCAGATGCAAATGACATTATTGTTTGGACAGGCTCAAAATGGGAAATAGTATTTGATAGTTCTGCTAATGAAGAGCGTGCCGATTCTAGCGTGGCACAGACTCCTATCTACATAACTAACTTATATACAGGAATCCAGTATAAGTTCACAAACGATACAGGATCTTGGATTAAGAGTTATGAAGGTGAATACGAAGCAGAAAAATGGCGACTAGTACTTTAGAAAACGATATTATATGTTCGGGTGCGTTATTCTACGCAACTAAAACCAAACGATTTTTATTCTTACAACGTACCAAACCCAAAACAGCAGGTCAATGGGGATTGGTTGGAGGTATGACCGAAAAAGGCGAAACACCGTGGACTTCTTTAGAACGAGAAATCCAAGAAGAAATCGGAACTACACCTAAAATTTTAAAAACTATTCCTTTGGAGTTATATACATCAAAAGATCAAAAGTTTTTCTTTCATACTTACATTGCTGTTGTTGAAAAAGAATTTATACCTGTATTAAATCAAGAACACTCAGGTTACGCCTGGTGCGATGCATCAAGTTATCCAAAGCCGTTACACGTAGGTTTAAGAAACACACTAACAAACAAAGTAAATCAAACCAAAATTGCTACCGTAACCGAAATTATTGAGAGCATTTAATTATGTTTAAGATCTACGGAGATATAATGCTTGATCGATGGATTATCGGTGAAGCAAACAGAATGAGCCCCGAAGCACCTGTACCAGTTTTACTTGAAACTGAACAAAAATATAGTGCGGGTGGAGCGGCAAACCTTGCAGTAAACTTATCTAACATTTATCCTGAAGTAGAGTTGTACGGCAGTATCTCGTCTGATAAAGAAGGATACAAATTAATAGAATTGTTAAAAGACACAACCATTCATTCAAAAATTGATTTTGATGCGTCTGTTACAACAACAAAAACACGATTAGTAAATGATGGTGGACAACACATTTTAAGATGGGACAGAGAATCAATATATACAGGGTTGGTTGGCGATAAATTTATTAACGGATTAAATGAAAACGACATTGTTTTAATAAGCGATTACAACAAAGGATTAGTAACAAAATTTTTTGTAGCATCTGTTTTAGAAAAAACATTAAATGTGTATGTTGATCCTAAACAATCCGCAGAAACATATTATGGTGCATATCTAGTTAAACCAAACATGAAAGAATACAAACAATGGTTCGGCCAATTTAATATAGATAATGCTAGATCTCAATTACTAAATTACAAATGGAAATGGTTGGTTGTTACTGACGGAGCCAACGGTGTTCACGTTATTAATGATACCGATTATTGGCATTATAGAGAAGATGTACGAGAAGTTGCAGATGTTACCGGAGCAGGTGATACATTTTTAGCAGTATTAGCATACGCACACGAATCTAAACGTATGTCTGTACCTGATGCTTGTAAACTAGCGTGTTATGCAAGTGCAAGAAATGTAGAAAAAAGAGGAGTTGTTAGTGTATCACACAGCGACTTAACAAGAGGAGTTGTATGGACAAACGGTGTGTTTGATATACTACATCCAGGACATTTAGAATTATTAAAATACGCAAAAAGTTTAGGACAGAAATTAATAGTTGGTATCAATGACGACGAAAGCGTTAGACGTTTAAAAGGAGATGGTCGACCAGTTAACAATTTTCTAACAAGAAAACGCCAATTAGAAATGTTACCGTGGGTAGATGAAGTAGTAGTATTTGCAGAGGATACACCACAAGCAGTACTAGAGCAAGTTCGTCCTGATATAATTGTAAAAGGCGGGGACTATACCGTAGAAACAACGGTAGGCCATGAATTAGCAAAAGTCGAAATATTTCCGATAGTAGAAGGACATTCGACATCAAACATTATTGAAAAATTAAGAAATGATCGCTGAAACTTATATTGAATTATGAAAATACTAATAACAGGTCCTGAAGGATTCATAGCACAAAACTTAATAACATATCTTATGTCAGTAGGACATGAAGTAGAAGGGTATACGTATAAAGAAAATACGTTGCCTGATCCTACTTCATATGATTGGGTAATACATTTAGGTGCTATTAGTTCAACAACTGAAACAGACGTTGAAAAAGTACTAAAACATAATTACGAATTTACTATGAATCTTATTCAGGTTTGTGATCAAATGGGCGTTAATTTGCAACTTGCAAGTTCGGCTAGTGTGTATGGACCTGGTCTTGACGGATTTAGGGAAGATTCTAAATGCTTACCAAAGAGTCCTTATGCTTGGAGCAAATATCTCATCGATAGGTTTTTAAAAGAAGCGGGAATTTATGAGAAAGAATTTAATATTATAATTCAAAGTTTCAGATATTTTAATGTATACGGTCCAGGTGAAGATCATAAAGGTGATCAAGCAAGTCCTGTACACAAGTTTACCAAACAAGCAAAAGAAGACGGTGTGATAAAAATATTTGAAAATAGTGCAAATTACGAAAGAGATTTTATATATGTAGGTGATGTTTGTAAGGTACAAGAACAGATGCTACACCAAGATGTAAGCGGTATTTTTAATGTAGGAACAGGCAACACAGAATCCTTTTTTTATGTAGCACATTCTATTGCTGAAAAGTATAATGCAAAGGTAAATGTTATTCCAATGCCCGATAGTGTTAAATCACAATATCAAGAATATACCTGTGCAGACTTAACAAATTTAAATAAACATTGTAAATTAGAATTTATAAAAATTGGAGATTATATTAATGCCAAATAGACAAAACGGTAAAGTAGATAAAGGTTGGGGATACGAATTAATTTGGTCAACCAATGACAAGTATGCTGGTAAGATACTTTTCTTTACCAAAAAGGGTAATAAATTTTCCATGCATTTTCATAAAGAAAAAGACGAAACTTGGTTTATTAATAATGGCAGATTTTTGCTACGATGGATTGATACCAAAAGTGCAGTTATGTATTCAAAAGAATTAAATCCAGGAGATGTTTGGCACAATCCTCCATTACAACCGCATCAATTAGAAGCATTAGAAGACAATTCCAGTCTAACAGAAGTTAGCACACCTGATAGCGTTGAGGACAATTATCGTATTGTTCCAGGTGATTCACAAAAAGATCTAATCAAAAAAGAAGAAGATAAAACTACTTAGTTTTCTTTTTAATCCAGCGATAGGCCGCATATCCAATCAATAACACTACAATAGTGCCGATAC